TGTGGGATACCTGAGATTGAAATATATGGGAGACAGGGGCATGATCCTGTAACATCTTTAAGGCATTATCAGAGTTTATCGTTTACTGATTACGAAATGAGGGATATTGAGAAGAGATTAACTGAATGGGGAATATTGAGGGAGTGAAATAATGAATACACTATTGATTAACATATCGAAAACTGAAAACAATTTTCTAGAAAAAAAGGCGGTTGAATGTGGATGTACGCGAGAAGAATTTATTGATCTCTTGATAACGAGAGATATGGAGTCAGATTGTAGATATTATGAATGTGGGTCATGCACAATACAAGACGAAATATGTGAAACCGAAGCTAAAGGCGGATGGCTTAATGGTTCATTATGCGATGTTTGCATAGATCATGAGGGAGATTTGGAAATTTTAGAAAAAACTCGATATTGAATTAACAAGCGATGTACATTAACATACATACGGGGTCGGATAGTGTTTTTAACATACGTTAACCCTTATAAAATTAATTTCTAATTTTTAGTTTTTCCTAATTTTTTAACATTTTCATTTACCCCTTATGTGTTTGTTTGCTCGGTTATTCCATAACATATGGGAATATTAAACATGTCTTCGATTGACCCAACATTAAACACAAAAAAACATTGAGAAACATATAGTCAAATATCATATCGTTTTTTGTATGGTTACCGATAGCGATTATCTTAATATCGTTTTTTACTTGTTTTAATAACTTTGTTAACCATTTCATTGATGATCAAACTTATACAATAATGTATTTTATATATTTGCTTCTATGCTTAGAATTAATCCAATATTCAATAAGCTTTTTGCACTTCGTTTTATCCATCTTCAATATTACTCTATAAAAAATATATGTTAATTAACATATATTTTTATTCAACTCTTTTTTAAAAATCGTAGATCAAATTATCACATACTGATTGATGCTATCCCTCTAAGTTTTCCTAAAATCTCTTTGTGGATCGCCTCTGTGCTTCGTCCATTATGAATTAATCAAAAAGTTCCGATGTTGAATCAAATGCTGGCATCCGACATCAACTCCGTGTTAGCAAGCTCTTTGGCTGTACATGGGAGCCAATTGGCTAACCCATCGTCTCGTACATATTTGATTGCTCTTATTGCTGCTCTGTTGTTGGTTCATAATTCGTATGTCCGTTTCATGATTAACGCCTTCTCTTTATGTTATTATTTTAAATATTTTTTATATTTATATTGGATTTTTAGATACCAAACTGGCAACATGATCCAGAATCGTATCTTTCTCTTTATAGTAAGATTTTCGTAATTTAAAATGAGTTTTGTGTTGTATATATATCCTTCATATGCCATTATATAACCTCAAAATGAAAGTAATTACTTAAAGTACCAATTGCGGGAATGGGTACTTATTAGAAATAGTAAAACCTGCTGCGCCTTGGTGTCCTCCACCACCATATTTTTTAGCGATTTCTGAACAGTCCACTGTTTTTGACCTCAAGGAATATTTAACTTTATCCCCACACACCTGCCATATTAAGGCAAGGTCATAACCATTTGAATTGATATATTCTCCGAGTTCGGATATATCGCTTGTAGCATTTACTACCCTAGTTTTATGTCCACAAAATTCAATGTCGCTCCCCGAATAGAAGCGTGTTTTTACTATTGCTTCTTGAGCTTTAATGAGGTATTTTCCCATATTAATAATATCAATAAAGGATGATTCTACCATCCCATATTCAAGCAACCATCCCCAGTTTTTATCTAGGGGGCTATCTATCATGGCATTGATTCCAGCACAGAAAGCCTTTGTGTCAGGATATGCAAAATTCCACATATCCCTATCCCCAATATACTTAACAGGCAGTGGAGGTTGTCTTAGATAATAACAATATTTCCAAGTGAGTTCACAGCCAGCGAACTCAATGGATCTAATTCCATCAATATCGGAGTTCCAAAGCTCAGTGAACGTCTCCATTGCTGTTTTATGATGATCTATCCAGACAAGTTTATCTCCTGCAACTTTTGCAAGTGTTTCCATATCTGAAAATGAAAAATCAACTACGAACACTTTAGCTGCCTGTTCTACATCCTCAAGATTCCAAGAATCTCCGTATTGAACAGAAACAGGTTTTATAGTGTAACAGCTTGAAAATCTTTTTGATACTACAGCAGCCGCACAAATACCATCGAGGTCTCCATGATGGTATATCAGAATAGTTGCGTTTTTAGACATCGGATTTATCATCTCCTTTTAATATTGATTCCGCACACGACATGAAGAAATCATGCCACGTTTTCGAATCGGATTTTTTCTTTGCGCGTTTCAACTTATTAAACTCTTCAATAGTAAATGTTTCATTGATTGTTTTCATATTGTCAACTCAAATTTGTTTTATGATAATACTAGCATCTAATGGTATATAAAGTTACTTACTAAGTAAGTAAGTATTTATAGGTTGAGCGCGTATATTTACTTGCACCAGGGTTAACGGACAAACATTACCCAAGTGTAGAAGGCGTTAACAAATGAGTTTTAAATTTGGTACAATAGTACGATTTGGAAACCAGAAAACAACTGGTCGTGTAATACAGTCGAATGACGAAGAATCCCTAGTTCATTTCAACGATGGCGACAGGTGTGCAGTAGCAACCTGCTATCTATCTGAGGTCACAGTATGACTGAAAAACAGTTCACAGTTGTAATGGCAGGCAGGCGGGTTCAAGCAATCCGCCATGATAAACAGCTTCCTCGATTTAAGAGGGCTGCAAATGCAAAGAGTTGGAGGGGTGTGCTATGATATCCCCTACCTATTATTCCCTTCATCTGGACTCATTTGGAGAATCGAGCCCAGATTTCCCAACATTTTTGGAGGAGCATCCGGAATGTTTCCCGGATGAAGACGATACCGAGCTCCGTTCGTTGTATACTGTACGGAATCCATACGAGGATGACTCCGAGTGGTGAATATGAGATACTGTACCTCGGGAACTCCAGAATCTCGGTGGAAAGCGTTTCGAGAGGAAGCTCAGGTGCAATCAACACCGAGCAACAAAATTAAAGATTCTGTAATTCAGGATATTAAACTGAAATTGCGGACTATCAATCCGGAGACTGGCTTTTATTATGGAGTTAGGGAGGTCGCGGCTCTTACAGGAGTTGGTAGAAATACGATCTCAAAAATAGATTACAAAATGAGACGAAATAACAATTTTTAATTTCTTTTTTTTAAAACGAGAAGTAAATATAAATATATGATTTTTCAATATATGGTTTGAGTGCATCAACAGTGCATTCCAGAAGTTAACGCCTTCTGAACGCAGGATATCAGGGGTTAATGTCCGTTTTCCCCTGCCTGCACTGTTATTATATTTCTTATATATATACACTTAAATATATTTAAATGTTGATGCTCCATTCCATCTTTTCATCATCCCAATGCAACCCAACATCCTTTTTTAATTTCTCCCACCTCTCCGCAGGCACATCCCTAGAATCTCCAAAATAGACCTGCGCTCGGTGACGGCAGCGAGGTTCTCTCAGACAGCTCTCCGCGTATTCGGATTGTACAGTACCATATTTGTAGACCTGACCTAATAGGGCAATATGCCAAGGACGCGCTCGTTCATCTGCAGGACCTGCGAAAACCCAACTGTCAAAACCGTCTATTTTATTTTGTGATGTTCTGCCCGCCTCATAAGCTCTGTGTGCGGCGTTCTCCCCTAGAAGAGACGCATATACTAGAACAGACGCATAAAATGGCTTCTCGATCGTCTTAGAGACCTCGGATAATTTGAGGTTCTTATCGACGTAAATTTCTTTTTTCGTTTTGCCTACATTGTCAATGATGATTGTTTCCTCTCCGGAGAAGACTGCCTGAACATAGTCTCTGATCTCATCCGCGGTTTTTCCATCTTTGACCATAGTTTTGACTTGAGATATGATCTGATCCTGGGCAACATCATTAAATTTATTAATATATCCTAAAAATAGTGCAACTAATAGCGCTATTTCAGCTTTTTCCTCGGTCGTGAGTCCTTCGTCATCGTCTAGTTCTTCAGATAGGAGTGACTTTGTGGACTGGTGTTTTGCTGCTGCGGTCCTGCCTGCTGTGTAGTTTGCAGCGATTTCTATGGATAGAGATTCAGCTTGTGATTTTTTTATCTGTTTAAAAGTTGATTTTAGTTTATACTGGAAAGTTGATAATTTGAAGGTCATTGATAAAAAAGAATGGGTTGATAAATAAAAGGGAAAATTAAACGTTGTACTAAAGCACGTAGCATACAATCCGTAATGTACGTGTTATGTTCACTCCTCCAGCTTCTCCAGCAATGTTTTTATTTTTTTACATCCAGCTTCATTTAGTTTTATCTCTGCGATATATCTATTTTCAAAATGTTCAATTTTTTCAACCATGCCAACAAGTGTTTCTCCTGCGCACGCTTGAGTATTTACGAACTTATGTATGCATCTTTCCATGTTGTACTAAAATCCCCTAACCCCAATAAACATTCCGTCGTTAATATTCTACATCAAACATTTCTAATATGGTCTCCTGTGCAGTCTCATAAGCGTCCTGTAATTTTTTTACAATCTTATCTTCTTTAAATCCACTGGGAGCCGTTGGATTTGCCTTAGAAATCAATCCATCCTCCTGCAGGACCTGATACAAACATGATTTTAATATTGCATTGATCGCGCTTGCATCCTGTTGTGGAATCATGAGGTTATCCGGCTCAGTAGCAGCTCTGAAATTGCCCAACCCCAGCAGTCCAAACCCGTATTCCTCTCCAAGGGCTTGCAGATCTTCCCTGCAGGCTCCTATATATTTGATCTGAGTTAATGTCTCTGCCCGCGTTTTGAATGTCTGCGCCTCAGTGAGCAGATCTTTAGTATCTGGCATATCCAGAACAAACCTCGCTTTTATATCATCAAAAGAATATGTTACAGTTATTTCTTCTTCTCCATCTATTGTTATTCCCTGCCAGGTTCTTCCTTCGAACGTAAGCCTGATAATCCTATCTGCTACCGCTTCATATTCCGTGCGCTCCCCTGCGTGCACAGAGTTGAATATTTGAAGGATGTTGCGGGAGGATGCCAGTTCAGTGCCTGTCGCAAGTACCAACGACATTGGAAAACCAAAATTAAACCCTATTTCCTCGTTTAGATTGTTAATAAGTCCTTGTATTAGCTGGAATGACACATTTCTCGAAGATTCAACCGGTTTCAGTGCTAGGTCTGGACCTGATACAAAGACTCCTCCGTTTTTGAGGGAGTTGATAACTTCCTTTCCAGCTTTGTTTATCGAATCTACAAACGCATTATAGTTAGCCAGTTCAGCTTCATAGTTCATAGAGCCTTGGTACGGTTTCTTAGGAAGTGATGAAATGATTACAGGATTGCCCATGTTGTCCTTGCTCTCTTTTAGAACTCCAGATATCAAATGGAGGAACGGGGAGAGAGCTGCATAGATTAGATTTGGAGATGTGACAAGAAGTAAACGTTTAAGCCAGATCGCTAAGATTACAGAATCGATTGGCGCAGGATTATAATTTTTGTAACTGCCGTCGTCATCATCATAATTATATTTCTGTGTAGCCTGCGTATTATGCATAGCAATTACGCGCTCAGCTGCTGCAATCCTGAGATTTGAGATTGATGATATATTGTATTTATTTTTATATGTCTCGAATAGGTCAAATACTTTTAAATTGTTACCAACCCCACGCCCTTGAATGTAGGTAGCATTGACATCCTGTATGGTGATAGGTATTTCAAAAGTGGCAAGTGTGTACGGGATAAACCAGCTATCAACATCCTCGTAAGATCCAAATTTTGACCATGTTTTCTGAATTCTTGCATGTTGATGATAGGCCACTACTGAGGAGTCCCAGGGGTCATTATAGACTTCAACTGAGGATGGTTCTATTTTTTCTAGTCTTATTATGTTTCCAGATTTGTCAGGGTCCATCCTGCGGTATGAATTGCCGGTAAGAATTGCGAAATCTAGATAGTCCTCGCGGAAAACCTGCATTAAATCGAGAGACTCTAGATAGTCTGTTATCTCTTCGATTGCTGCCGAATACAGTTTATTATCTTTAGTCTGTATTGAAAACCCCTTAAGAAGGACATTTTTTAGGTATGGATAGATTGTCCCTTTGAGTAATGGATCTGCTAAAAACGCCTCTTGTCTCATTTTTGGAGTCGCGCGAGGGAGTTTCTCTTTGGTTTCATTTATCCATTTTAGGGTTTTTTCATGGGAGAAATAGGGATAATCTGAGGGTTCCGCGACTCCGGCGCCTACTGGAGAGGCTTGGAGGTCTTTGGGAGTTGTAGAAAAGAGTTGATCTGAATCTGGCATATATTAGACTGTGTGGAAAAAGAGTGATAAAGGAAAATTAATTACCTCCAATCGCATGGTTTTTCATTGCGGTATTCCGGCATCATAACACAGTCGATATAGTATCCTCCCTTATGTACCATGCCTTGACTGAACCGGCTTGTCAATCGTACCTTATCGTATCCACCCTCAACGGCTGCATATTTGTCATAGTATGAAAGATACCTCACATTGTTTGTGATGAGATACGCCCATATATCCCGCCAATCGAGGTCACGAAGGGGAAAAGCTACTCTCCTAGTTCCGTCTCTTTGCACGAGTGTACCTTTTACTCTTCTGGCCCTCCTCGTGCTCTCCTGCCCCCGGATACCCAACAATTCAACTGTGCAATCGTGTTTTTTCATCACTCTGAAAAGATTCCCAAAAAATCTTTTGGAGTTTGGGGTTTTGTGCCCACAACTGTATAATATTTTTGCCCCTGCTTCTCTTCCAATTTTCACAATATCATCAGTCATTGCCTTTGGCATCTTGATCTGTTGGGATTCATAATCATATCCTGAATCACTGTAATAGACAGGAACCCCCTCATCTTGTAGCATGACCATTCGGAGCATCACAAGGCTGTCCTTGCCCCCACTATAGAGGACTACTGGCTTTTCTGTCTGTAATACCTGTTTGATATTGTTCTCTGCTTCCTTTATCCGGTTTTTGTATTCCGGAAGTTCAGCCCACAATTCAAACATTTCGCGCCATTCTAGAGGCATCATAACATATCCCTTCCTGATAAGTCATATAATGCGATTGCCAACGCCGCTTCCGTTGTTAAACAAAGCTTATTTGAAGTTTGGATCTGAACCATGTTTATAAAGTCTTTTTTACGCAATGTCGTGGATTCCCCACCAATTGCTATGTATTTTATATTCGTCAATGGACAATCCCGCATAGATTGGTGTTGCGAATTGATTTCAAGCGCTAAAATTTCAGAGGGATCAAAATCTTCGAGGGAATCGATGGTGTGTACCTTAACTTTATCAGCGGCTGAATATAAATTTCCTTTCGTTTGCCCTGCGCAATTGAGGCAATATAGATCATAGACTCCAAATGAATAGCATGTCCGTATTGCCCGATTTAGGTTGCGCCCGACTCCTACAAGAATAACTCCCTTTATCAAAACTACTCATCTCCGCATGTTAATTTTAAGACTGGTGTCCTGGGTCTGCTTTGCCCCCACCGTTGAGTAATTCGGCCCTGACAGCTTCCCATCCAGGGAAACCGCCTATCATCCTATCGTCTATATATACACTAGCTACTATCTTTTGAGATGTTTTGTATTTCATAGGTTGCACGTTTTCGTTAATCCCATCAAAAAGTTCTAATATCCCGTGTCTGCTTAAATAATTTTTTGCGGCAGTTAAATTACGGCCTGCACGACATGTCCATAATACCAATTTCCATCCATCATCTTTCAGATCTTTTAGTGTGTTTATACAGTCGACTGTCGGTGGTTCGTAGAGATTTGATTGCTCAGTGGGTTTGATTGTGCCATCAAAATCTATAGCTGCGATTTTATATTTTCGTTTCATAGAATATAGCCCCAGGTGCTGCACACATTGTTATATTTTTCTTATCCCAATAAGGTGCTTTCCAGGCGAGCCTCTGAGCTACAGAAGGATACCCATAGATCGGCTGAAAATCTTTTGCCGGGAGTGGCCTCATACACTGTCCATCTTTCACAAAAGAATAATCATCTTCCGTTTCTTCTATTGAAATCTTTCTAACAATCCCGTATCCTATGTCAGTTTTCTTACCAAGTGATGTAAGGTCATCCAAAATGGATTCACATTCTCGGATAGACCCATTATAATAAAATGTAACTGTTCTCGTAGGGATTACCGGGAATTTCATCATATAATTTTTGAAAAAGCCCTGTCCTAAACGTATTCGTTTGATTTTGGAGTTTACGTGGTTCAGGTGATCCTCATCAAATCTTTTGTAGACTGACTCTGTTTTTATAATATCAGTATCAAATTGTGATACCGATGCGTGATAAACTTCCTTTGTCTGTTTCAAGGGGAGCTTAAGAATGTTGTGGACAGGCAGAGGATTTTTTGCAGGCAGGTTATAATATTCATCCCCAAGGACCCGCCTCATAAGTAGAGCCATTAGAACACTATCACCGTGAATATACGGGTTTGCCAGTAAGAGGGGGGAACCGAGTTTTATTTCAACTTTGAAAGGTTGAAAGTTTGAAGGGGGTGTGTACCCCTTCAATTTTCGATATACTGCCTGCATTACCTCGCCTCAAGCTGTTTCAGAGTGTTGCAGATCTGCTCTTTGTTGTCTTCGATGAATTTCAGATAGGCTGAATCATCTGTAAGCTCGTAATTCAGCTTCACTGTACCATATCCTACGCCCGATTTTCCGCCTACCCAGGGATGATCTCTCCAGAGGTTCAATGCCCGAGCCAGGACAGCCTTCTCTACATCATTTGGATTGTCGAGCGCGAAGGAATGGACGAATATTGTTCCAGGATTGACCACTTCAAAATTCATAAGCATCTGATGTGCCTGTTCACCTTCTTGTCTGGCTTCCTTGACATCATCAAGGCGGGTCATGAAATCAAACGAAACAAGCTCATATATGCTTGTAGTAGGCTGTACTGGCAGGTCATCCGGCAAGAAGTCCTTAAGCTCTGCGCAAATAGGCTGTGCAATTGCACATTTCAGTTTCCCCTCAAACATCTGATTGCCGAGAGCTGTACCTAGGACCGCAAGAGGTGGAAGTTCAGCGCGAAGTCTCTTTTTCATGTCAATGTCGATGAGTCCTGAATCCTTGCTGTCAACAGCCTCCAGGATGCCGCCCGTAAACAACATATGATAGATTTTCATGTTTGCAAGGGTGTACCCGACTCTTTCAAGTAGATCGTCCCAGATCATCCGGCGTAATACCCCTCTTATGGCATTGCCAGAGATCACCGGGATTTCAATGACAGAATTGTCCACAATGTAAGCCTGTCTTCTGATAAGGCTCTGATTACCTGCTTTCTCGTCTCCTCCGTGATGAATAGGCGACTGTGCGGTAATGAATCCGGGTACTCGTAATACGGTCATTAGAATCCCTCCAAACTTGCGTTTCCTTTAAGTTTCTTAGCTGTTTCAAACTGTTCTTTAGCTTCCTTCTGAGTCAAGAGGGCAACTAATACCGCCTCTTTTCCCATCATTTTTCTGACTCTTTCGCGCTCGTCTTCGAGCATGGATATATCTACAGTATCCATGCTTGCGGATGGAAGCCCTAACCCTTTGCATACTTTCTCAAGCATCTGAGGCACGTTCTCCATTCCGGCCGCCGCCCGGAGTCTTTCTGAGAAAACATCAACTGAAGATCTTTTCATAGATGTCATATCTTTCCAGGAAACTCTTTTCCAGATTCCAGAAAGTGTTTTTGCCAACAGTCCTCTTAATTCTTTGTCTGTTATTTCCATATTATCAGCTCACGAATATAGCTAGGTCCCAAAGAGGATTCCCAGCCAACTGTATAACTTTGTCAATTAATTCCTTGTCATACCCAAGCTTTTCATAGCTTTTTGCTTTGAGCTTTCCTGTAGAAAGTTCGGTTTTTGTAATTTTCTTTTCAAGAAGTTCGGAAATTAGAGTGCAATATTCGTTAAGTTTTTCAGTGTTCACCTCTATAAGATCATAATCGAGCCCAATTGTATAGTCAGTTTGTGACTCTTGGACTCGGTTGATTAGATTGAGCCAACCCTGTTTCTTCCAGGTCTTGGTAAGGTATATTACAAACGGAGGTTCGGGAGGGTTTAATAAGAGTTCTTTAGCCCCGTCTCTTTTTACTTCGGTGAAAGTGGATGGCGTGACTGCCCATGCTTTTTTCCTATACATCTGTTCATTGTAGACATGCCAGCATTCTGGGCAGATACATGAACCTCCTTGTATCAGATCATAAGCTGTGAAAGTGTCCTTCAATTTGGCTTTGTGACCTTGCTCGGTTTCTATACTACATAAAATACATATTCCTGTGATAGTGCCTGGCTCTGGTGTGATGCTTCTGGATGAGCATAATAATTTTGAAAGAGTGTTCATTTTATACCTCATGTAGGATAATTATTATAGTATCGCCATCTTTGATTTTTTTAAAAAACCTAGTTTTCACAGGAAGTTTACCTCCTTCCATATAGGTCTGAGGGAGTGACTGATAACACCGTCTAGTATCTCTCCGTGTGTCGTTCTCATCAACTGTGAGATTATCATCAGTTACGAGTATAGGGAGTGCTTTCGGGAGTGCTTTCAGCACTAACACATCTATTTGGAGACCAGGGGCAAGCCTGTTAATTATACTTCTTGCATATAATCTACCTGAGATCCGCTCAGTGTCAGTAATTTCTGACGATGATTTCACGATTGTATGTTTGATGTTGGAAAATGTTAGTTTAGAGGTCATTTTTTGACCTCAATCTAAGTTTCCGCTGATGTAAGCGAGTTCCTCAGTTTCATAGATAATATTGTTGAGTGGAACATATTCAGTGATTCCTTTTTCTTTCTCTGTGAAAATCATGAAAACCTCCTCGTCCAGTGCACTTTCAAGCAGGAAACTTTCTCCATACTCTTCGGAATCGTCTTCACCGAAATTGACTTTCACGTAGGTTAATCCTTCGTATTCGAGTTTGTCTTCTATCCATACCATGAAATCTGAGTCTTCGTATGGTTTTATATGCTCAACAAATGGAACTTCCCTTACTTTCCCATCAGAAATTATATAGTGAGTGAGGTCCGCATCGTTCACATAGTCGTACATGCTGTCATAGAGTCTAACTTTCCTTCCGTCAATGATAATTTCGTTTGCCATCGTATTTCACCTGTAGTATATAATATGAGTACAAAGTATATATATGTTTGTACTCATTGATAGATAAAAAAAATTAAATCCTTGATCCTCCTGCGAAGGATGTACCTACGAATGAGGTTATATACGGGCGAGATGGTTGCTGTATAAAGAAAGCTGTAAACGCTCCGTATCTGGAAGCATCCATGATGTGATCCATATATTTAACTGGCTCATCGAGAACGACTTTATCTTTAGTTTCTTTATATTTGTAATTCCTCGCCTCTTTAATCCAGTTTATAGAATCGCTTGAAACGTGTTTCTTTTTCCCTTTCATAAAGTCGATGCCTGCCTTTACGTCCTTTCTGGCAGGATGAACATTAAACCCTTGGTACTGAACGCCGTTTAAGTTTTTAGATTCACATAGTTCGGTTATCCTGTCTGGCTCTGCGTTATCTGCATAGATAATGTCAGTATGTGATATTTTATTTTCATTCATCCACTTATACAGGTCTTCTGTCGTTTTCCCAGATGCATAAAATAATTCTTTAAAATAAAGTTCTCCCTCATAAAACCAGATCTCAACGAGTGCCATAGGATTATTAAACCCGAAGTCGAGCCCGTAACAGTGCGGAGCATCCTTTAAGCCTTCTGACCATGTGGCAGAGTCTTCAATAAAAAACTTATCATATATTTTATTTTTAAGAACGCCTGGAATCCCCAGGCAGTACACGTTATAAAAGTTTTCATCGCTGTTTATGAGGTCCTCGAGTTCGTTAATAAATGACTGTGATAAGTTGATTTCGTTATCGTGGTAAGTGCTATGATGTTCATTAAATTTATCCGGCTCTGCTCTTGCCCTATCCAGCAGTTTAACGACCCAGTGATTCTCATCAATCGGATTGAAGGATAAAAAGATAGTTACATCCTCGGAATACTTATCTCTGGAAAGTCTAAGCCTTAACTGTTTGTAGTCTTCTTCTGTGAATTCTGTAGCCTCTTCCAGCCAGACTTCGGCAAATTCTCCGCCTTTTATCTTCTCGCTTTCATCGAGGGAAAGATAATACAACCTATTTTTTCCAACTTCAAAATAGTGATCTGTTTTATTTTCGTGATAGTGTACATTCCAGTCTTGAAGGATCGCTTTAAAAACTAGATAAGTTGTTAATTTCATAAATGGAAACGACTTTCTAAATACTGCCCTTCGTTTCCCATCCCCAGACATTAACTTGGTAATAAAATACTGAGCGATTGAAATGGATTTTCCAGACCCCGACCCACCGTGTTCTATCTTCGTTTTTTGCGGTTTATCAAATTCGGTAAAAAAGATATCGTTCAGGACTTCATACATTGTCTTCTTTCCTGCACGATTTTCTAGTAAGGTTGATTACTAGCTGTTGTTCTCCTCCGAGTTCAACCTTTTCCCTTCTCCCAAACTCTTCAGGATGCCTCCTCTCTAATATCCACGCGCTAGCCTGCCAACTCCCATCAGTCGCCGCCTTTGTTATTAATTTTAGATGCAGTTGAACTGCCTTCGCCTTACACGCTTTCACATGTTCGGCGAATTCAAAAAACTTCCCTTTGCTTTCGTTTTCGCCTCGTTTTATCCAGTTGTAGAATGTGACTTCTGTTATTCCTGCGGCTTCGGCTGCGAATTTCAGAGGCATACCTAGGGTTATGTTGTTGCCGATTTGTTCTTGGAGTTGGAGGGTTAGTTTTAGTTTTGCCATTAGTTCAGCTTCTTTGCGGTTTGGTTTGTGAATTGTTCCCATCTGGAGAGAATAACGTCGCAGTAATGCTCGCTTCTTTCGCAGCATAGACAAGTTTTATTTATCTGTTCAGACGCGATTAAGGTAGTTCCTGAACCTGCATAAACATCAATTATTATAGAAACATCTTGACCGTATTCACTAATCAAATCTGCGATAAGTTTAACGGGTTTCTGAGTAGGATGAAAACGTTCTTTTTCTTTGCCTATAAGTCCATTATATTCAAATTCTTTGATTTTAACACTGTCTCTTTTTATGTTAGTCCAAACGAGTTCAGCGTCCCCGAACGTTGGCATTGTGTTATTTTTGTCCCATACTATCCAATGTTTGCCCTGTGGTAGTATATGAGCAAAATAGTTACCGCCAAAAATGAAAACTTTGTCAGCTAAGGAAAGAATCAAATCAAATGTATCTTTCGAGGGAATTTCACTGTCCCAATCGTCTTCATATCGTCTTCTTTTAATTGGTGTCCCAAAGCCCCCAAAGCCCCCAAAACCCTTATCTCTTTTAACCCCGTATGGCGGATCAGTTAAAACCATGTCAATTTTATCATTTTCAATTAATTTTTTAATATTCTCTTTTATAGAAGAATCCGCACAAAGCAGTCTATGCCTCCCCAACTGCCATAAATCACCCTCTTTACACCTTGTTTCTATTTCTCCATCTGAATTAAATTCATCCTCAACAACTTCCCCAACCTCACCACTTTGCAAAAGAGAATCGATATCCTCACTAGAAAACCCCACCGCCTCAATATCAAAATCTGGAATACTCAAAGCCCCTTCCAACAACTCCCCTAATAAATCCCGGTCCTCTTCTGCTAATTTCGCAAGCTGATTATCAGCAATAACATAAGCAACCGCCTTTTCATAAGG